CGTCCGCAATCGCCTGCATCGCCGCGATCTCGCGGTCGGCCTCTGCTTGGGTCATCCGGCCGCGCTCGACGAGGCCGGGATAGACGCGCTTTCGCAAAAGCACCTCGCGCGCCGCGCAGAGGCGCTTCTGAGAGCGGGCGATGGGATTGGTCGGCATCGTCATAGGCCCAGCGCGGCCTTATACATCTCGAGCACGGCCTCTTCTTCGGCGATGTCGTCGGCGTCGCGCTTGCGAAGAGCGATGACCTTGCGGATGACCTTGGTATCGTAGCCGCGGTCCTTTGCTTCGGCCATGATCTCCTTCTGGCCGTCGGCGATGTCAGTCTTCTCGGCTTCAAGCCGCTCCCAGCGTTCGATGAACTGGCGGAGCTCCTCGCCTGCGACCGACACCGACACCGACATTTCCGTAATGTCGCCCATGATCTATTCCTCTCCCTGCATTGCGGCTTCGACGTCGTCGTCGCCCACGTCCCCGCCCTCGACCTCGCTCCAAACGACCGAGAACCGGTTGGGCGGATCGTCGGCGATCGCATCGAGCCCCATGTCGCAGCCCATGGTGACCAGGGCGTCGAGTTCCTGCTCGGCCTCCTCGCGCGTCTCGGCGTCGAGTTCGACGCTGACATACGAAAGGAGGCTCACGGCTCCGGTGAACTTGGTCATCCCGCTCACGCCTTCGCCAGATCTATGGTGATCGCTTCCCAGGGCGCGTCGTGCGCCTCGCGGCGATAGCAGCGGACGTAGGTCTTCGACCCGACCACCCGCATCGCGTCGCGGATCGCGTCCATCGCCCGGTTCCAGCGCGGGTCGTCGATGTCGCGGCGAAGCAGCATGAAAATCTGCGCGCGGTTGATCTGGCCCGCCTTGTCGGTCTTGAAGGCGTCCGTCACGATCGCCCGCAGCGCCGCGTTCGCGTCGGCCGACCATTCGTTCAGGCACTCGTCAATCAATCCCTTGGCGACCTGCAGCTCGGGGCCGAAGTCGATATGATCCGCAACGGCGACGGTGACCTTGAACAGCCCGTCGACGGTCATCAGGGTCGCGTTGCCCTTCTTGCCGCCGAGCCGGGCATCGTATTCCTGCGCCAGCATCGCCTCGTGCGCGCCGAGGTCCTCGAACGTGTGCTCCTTGAACCGCGCGACCTGCGCCGACAGCGGCGCGGCGTATCCGACAATCTTGCGGACCAGCTCGTCCTGCAGCAGGTGCTGCGGCTTGATCGTCTCGACCGGCTGCCAGCCGCCCTTGCCGTCGCCCATGTAGGTATGGCCGTCGATCTCGCGGAGCCCGTCCGGGACAGGCGTGAAGTGGGGGTGAACGCTCATGTCGTCGTCTCCTGTTGAACGGTTGTTGAAGGGGGTGTGGAAAGGTCGATCGACAGTCCCGGAGCGAGGGCGACGATCATCGCCGCCATCGCCACGATCTCGTCCTCGGTCACGAGCGTGACGCCGCGCTGGCCGAGCCGGTCGATCTTGTGGACGCCGCGCGCCGCCAGCTCGAGCGTTTCTTCGCGGGACAGGGTGCGGCGCTCAGCCATCGGCCAGCTCCTCCGCATCGTCGAGCACCGCGTCGATCAGATCGCCGTCAAGGCACGCGGCCAGAAGCCGCTCGGCCAGTTCGTCGGTCAGGATGCCGCGCCGGGCGGCAGGCTCCTGAAGCCGGACGCGCAGCGCGGCGGGCATGCTGACGGTGACCCTGCGCGCGCCTCCCGAACCGGGCGCGAAGCGCGGGATGTCGATCCCCGCCTGCCGTGCCTGCTTGAGGTGGCAGCCGACGGTGTTGGTCGACCAACCGTTCCGCGCGGCGATCTCCCGCGGCGGCATACCCAACCGGGCCAGCCGCACGACGGTCTCCATGACAGCCGACCCGATCCGGGGCGATTTCGCGGTCATTGCGCCATCTCCCCGTCCAGCAGCGCGACCTGCGCCTCGTCGTCGAGGACGGCGTCGACCAGGTCGCCCGCCACGCAATTCGCGAGCAGGCGCCGCGCCAGCGCGTTCGCCGTCATGCCCCGCGCGCGGGCCAGCCGCTCGAGCCGGTCGTGCAGCAGGCGCGGCACCGACACCTCCGCCGTCAACCGCCGACCCATCGGGCCGGTCGGGTGCCTCGGGACGTCGATCCCGTCCTTCCGGGCCTGCATCAGGTAATGCGACACCGTCGCCCGCGCGCAGCCGACCTTCTCGGCTATGTCGGCCGGGTGCATGCCGGTCATGCCCAGCGTGACGCAATTCTCGGAGGTGACGCTCATGTCTGCACCTCCTCATCGTCGCCCGGCTCGGCGTCCGCCTCCGGCCTGCTGTTCAGTGGGCAGCGTTTGCAGGCCTTGAACATCATCAGGTATTCGGTGTTCACGCTCCGAAACTTCCGCGACCGGCTTCGCCAGGTCTGGCACTTGTCGCGGGAGAGCACGCCCTTCACCGGGCAGTCCACGGTCTGGGCCATGAACACGCCCTCGACGCGCTCCTGCACCGCGGCCATGTCGCCCTTGTAGCGCTTCGTCAGGACCGTGCTCACGAGCGATGCCGACCGGTCGAGCTGCTTTGCGGCCTTGCCCTGGCTCGTCGCATCGCAGTTCCGCGCGAGCGCCGCGATCCAGTCGGGCATCGCCTCGCCCCAGGCGGCGCGCGCCTTGTCCATTGCGGGCGTCATCGCAGGGCCTCGTCCAGCGGGCGGAACGTCCGGCTGTTCGGATCGACTATCCCGGTGATCCGTCGTGGACGGGGCGCCTCGGGGCCGGTGTCGTCCGTCAGACGGTAACGCGCCGCGCGCTGACCGACCACGGCCTTGACCGTCACCTTGAGGTATCCGGCCTTCATCAACTGCGTGCAGTAGCGCTGCGCCTCCTCCTCGGTGACCGAGACGGTGCTCGAGGTCGAATGCGCCGCGACATCGAGCGCGGACACGTCCTTTTCCCGGCGGATCGTCCGCCACATGTTGCCGTGCGGCGTACCGCCCACTTCGGCCCTCCGCGTGGCATCGACATCTGCCGGCAGACGGAACCACTTGCGCCGCCCGTCGACCCGCGAGATCACGATCCGCCCCTCGCGTTCCCAGGCGCGCAGGATGTCCTTGATGCGCCATTCGGGTATCCCCGGCTCACTCAGCGTGTGCCAGTCGAACTCCTCGAGCGACTGGATGATCTTCCACGCCCTGCGCTCGATTTCTGCCTTCTCGGCCCGAACGGTCATGCGCTCTTCCTCCGCGCCGCGGCGTCCGACCTTCTCGCAGCCGCCGGATCGAGCCGATGCACTGACGCGCGGTTGGCGCTGGTCGGCAGATCGCCCGTGAAGAATGGTTGCTTGCCCCAGAGCGACAGGTCGATCGCATCGCGCCCCTTGCCGAGGGCGATCTCGCGCGCCCTCGAGCAGTTCTTGGCAACATGCCTGGCCGACCCGCCTGCAACCACGACGATCTTCTCGAGCAGGTCATCGGCGATGGTGACGCCGTGGCCGTAGACGCCGGCCAGGAACCGCGCGTCGGCGACGTCGCAGGGCACGGCCTCGACCCAGTCGTACATCCGGCCGTGGACGTTTTCCCAGCGGGTGAGCGTCTGCGGCAGGTCCTGCTCGCCGACGAGGATCACGGTCGTCTGACAGCTCTCGTAGATGTCGCGGATCATGTCGATCATCCGCTTGTTCGCGAGATACTGCGCATCGTCGATGATCAGTGGCCGGTCGGTCTCGACGAGCTGTGCGGCGATCTGCTCGACCATCACCGGGATCGTCGCCTTCGGCTTCACCCCCAGCTCGAACAGGATTTGGCGGCACAGGAAAGTCTGGTTCCAGACGCTCTTCATCTGCACCGAATATGCCTGGAACTCGTTCGCGGCGATCGTCACGGCGCTCGTCTTGCCCCAGCCAGACGGGCCGTGGAACGTGGCCATGCCCGGCAGGCCGAGGTCGCGATTGATGACGCGGTCCACGAGCCCGATCAGGGCCGCGACGTTGCGAAGTGGCGCGAGGGTGGGGGGTGTGTCGTCCATGTCAGCTCTCCTCTTTGCCCCCGGCTTCGACGCCGCGCGCCGTGCCGAAGGTCTGTTGCAATCGTTTGCGGGTGCGGTAGGCGTCGGACTGGCCGTACAGGCCCAGGAACTTCGCCTGCTCTTTGGTCAGCCTGCGACCGGCGGCAATTTCGGCCTCAAGCTCGATCGCGCGGTCGAACCGCTCCTGCTCCTCGTCGCGTCCCGTCTCCGCGGCGGCATGAGCGGCTTGCGCGCGCCGGGCGGACAGGTCCGCGATGATCCGGTCCTC